GGTTTCTGCTCTTGATTTAAGAATTGAAATTGAATTCTATTGTCAACTCCCTTATTGAGGGTTAAATTTTTTGCGTACACGATCTGATATCTCCTAGGTGAGTCCCCTTCAAATAGAACAACTTGATATTTTGGTGTATAGTTGTAAACGCTTGTTGAGTACACTTTTAAAGTCCTTTTCTTTATTTATTCATATAAATATGCTATACGTTTAATAAATATTTCGGATAAAAAATCTGATAAATATTCCGAGAATTACAATAAAATGCACAACGAATTTTTTAAAAAACTATCTGAAAATCACCCATTCATCACGGTATGCTCTTATTCGGGGCAAGACTATGTTGGAATCATACAAAACCGTGACGACATTGTGACTACAATATACGATTATGGAGCAATAGTCCATAGTGAAATGCGAGAGCGTTTTCTAGAACTTGGGGAAGTGTGGTGGTGGGAAAGTAATAGGCTTATTCCTATAAACATGTTTCTCAGAGAAGAATGGCTACCATTCAAGCTTTATTTAAGGACCTTTAATAATAAAAGCCTAGAAATAATACATGGTCCTATTTGCAGCATGAGTGATTTGCACAAAAAGAAAACAAAACGCAAAAGCATTACATTAGTTCAACGTATGCCCTGATTTTCAAGCAGATTCATATGCACAACCACTAAATGTGCATATGCAACACTGTGACTTTTCTTAAAGCTATACCCCTCATCAGTTTTATCCCAAACAGTTTTAGACACCTCAGACCAGTTTTTTCCTAATAAATGTTTTTTAGCAGGCCTAATGCAAGCTAGAAACATTGCAAGTCTAGGAATACTATCCACTGGTTCAGGCATCTTTTGTAAGTTATTGTAATGATTTCCCAAATGTACCAATTGTTCCACAAACTCTTTTTTGTTGAGTAGACTCCAATTTGGTTGTTTCATTAATTCAATAAGTTCGGCTTCTGATTTAATTTGATCATAGACATGTACATTGAGAAGGTCCAGTTTAAGATATCCTCTATCTTCGGCTTCTGTGTAATCTATATTAGCCATATCGTTGAATGAATCGTAGGGTACTTCTGTGACATATACCCCTGTATTATGTTTACGCATGGGAGTAACATTACGCATAGCCGCAGGAATGTGTTTGATATACTCTAATATCAAATCACGATTACCGAAGTCAATATCAATGTCAAAGTTCATTTAAGTAAAAATCCTTTATCCATTAATTTTTTGTAGGCATCTTGTACCACTAATGCCTGATGTTCTGCATCTTCAACTGCTTTGTGCGTAGTTTTACTACTATACTTTTTGTCTTTGAGACTAACACCTGCAATTTCAAATAATGTTCTAGTGTCACGCACTGTATAGAAAGGCCAAGGTATAGGATTAGGTCTTTCAGTTAGTGTTTGACGCATTGCAGTTTCACATGCTACCACATCGAATGGAGCACCATGACTCCACACTGCACGACGATTCCAACAGAATTTGTAAAGTTGCTCCATGCAATCTTTTAGTGATTCACGACCCCAATCACTCATTGCTTCTTCCATTGCTGAGGGATTTTGTGTACTCCACCAACGTATAGTGTCATCATTAATTATTCTATTATACTGCTCTGTTTGATCTTCTAACGTAGGGCGTAATTCTAATTTTTCTACAATACCATCACCCCTTGGATCAAATCTAACTACACCGATAGTGAGAATAACACAATACGGGCTTGTGTCCAAACTCTCAATGTCAATCATAATGTGATCAGCCATTATTATAATCTTTCTTTAGAATGTTAACAACATCTCCATACTCCATATCTTTCTTTTCTTTCTGCCACCTTTCTAACCAAGGTGTGTTGTCGCATTCTATGATATGCTTAATTATTTCTCTACGACTGCTTGATTCTAATGCTTCATGTAATGAAAAGCACATAACAGGTTTACTCCAATGATAGATAACAATACTCATTGGATTTGTAGGATGCATGTTCCACGCAAACTCATATGGATGATCTACTAAGTTAGGGATGTCTTTTAGGTGTTTCATTTTCTTTTTTTGTTATTGGACTGCATAGGGTAACAAATTTCTTTGCCCATTCTTCTTTAGCTGCAAAACATTCCTCTCTTGTAGGATACTCTTTCTTGTAAATAAATTTCATTGTAGGTGGAGGATCGTCCCAAAGCTGTACAATCAATAACCAAACTATTACTGGTTCCATTATTTCTCCTTTGCACAAATAGGTTTGAACGGGTATTCATTATAAAAGTTTACCCATCTTAAACATTCTTCTTCAGTTTTAAATGGTTCTACTCTCCAAACTTTGGGCGGATTAGTTGTGAGCAAATAAACTGTCAATATCCAAATACTCATGTTATCCCCAAACAAGTAAGAATGCTGTTATTTCACTACGGCTTTTAAACTTAAACATATCAAATGATATTCTAACACCGCATTTAGATGTTGTACACCACTCTTGAACCGGATCTAAATCTGTTTCACGCAACCCAGTTTGTGTTACTGCCCCGTTCGTATATTCTAATCCTGCATGTAACACAAGAGGTTTATGCTTATGTTCTTTCCAAACTAGTTTAGGTTTTTTCATGACTCTATAAAGGTCTGCTAATACATTAGCATCAATTTCTTTTTGAATTTCGTTTGCAACTTCTTTTGCAACCCATTCTTCTAATTCATTTTTATTAAGCATATTTTAGTGTAAACCAACTGGCTAATTGTTCTGTGTGAAAAATAAAGACGGTGTGTTCCGGAGCGACTGCATCCCCGCTCCAATTTTCGTACTTTGCTTGATTGTATCTAAAATCAAAATCCTTACCTTGAATCATTCCTGATTCTCGCATCTCTTTTAATATTTCAAAAATCTCACTTGGTTTACGATGAACCAGTACAATCTCTGTCATCCCCACCTCAACTCAAACATAACATATTCTTGTTCCGATTTGAATACAACCACACTTCCTTCGAAGGATTTTTCTTTTAATGATAAATGGTTATGGCACCATTCACGTAGTTCATCTTCACGATCAGCCCAATATCTAAAATCAGTTAAAACTGCGTAAAATGTAAAATCATCTTCTGTTGCAAATGGACTAACAATATATGTTCTATTGCTTTCTACCATTTTAGTTCTTTAAGCAATAATTTTACTTCATTAACCTTATCTGTGTCTTTACTAAACTTAATTGCCCATTGAACAGGATTGATATAATCATATATAAACTTAATCAAATCTTCTTGTATATCATCTAAAAATTTAGTACCACTTTCTGAATGATATAATAACCACGGACTAATTCTTCCCGTAACTATCAAATGACAAATTTTATTTCTACTGCCATAACGTAAGTAATCTTTGCTTTGAATTTTTTCTTCTTCTGCGTACTCAATACAACTTTCTACACTACGGTGGATTGCATCTAGTGGATCTTCTGACTTCAGGTAATCTACTAAGTAGGTATTGTAATTTAGGTCACTATTCCAGTTATCTATTTTAATGTTTTCTCTCAAGTAGTATTCTACTAGCCTAGGAACATTTAACGCATTAATGTCAACGCAGTAATTACCGAACTTAACAAAAGCAGTGTAATACGCAGATTTAATAAATTCTTCATAGGTCTTTTCTTTCTTTGCAGCACTGTGTTTTTTATAAAACTGCACAAAGCTTTGAAAGCCTATTTGATTCCCTCGCCGATCACGTTCTAACCAACGATGTTTGTACTCGCAGATATGTTTAAGCATCGTGCTTTCCCTAATGAAAGTACGATTGCAAAATTCACATCCAAAACTAGTATCCGAGGTTTTTTTCATACTCTATTATTTGTTCATCTGAAACAACTTCATTCAGTGTCTCTATATCAGAAACTTTTAAATCAGGGAAAAGTTTTGCCAGTTTAAATTTTCTTTTTTGAATTCTTGTAAATTCTTCACTTATTTCGGCTAATACGCTTTTGTCAGCACTTGAATATACTTTAGAAAAATAATCCTGAATTTCTTTTTGTTTTGCTTCTTCTAATAAAAGCGTATAGTTACGCTTGATATGCGGGATCCATTTATGATATTGCTTTCCCATACCAGGGCTTACTGCACACAACATTAACCATTGAAGCTTATTGTGCTTGATAATGTTTTCATGAAACATGTGTTTGTTTGCCGCTAGATCAGTGTTTTGTAAATAATATCTCTGTAAGTCTGGAACCCCAGTGACTG